GCTGGATGGCTAATAGTGGCACTTCCGTTGGTTACTGCTGATATATAAGGTCTTGTAAATAAATTGCTTGTGTATCCGTTTGATGACAGATATGACAATGTTGCTATGACAGATGGTATTGCCGGTCTTGTTGGGCTTGTGCTTGTCGGTAAAGTTTCTAAAGAAATTGCTGTGTTATCTGTTCGCCAAATAATTTCTACATAATCATTTTTTTCTAGTGCTACAAAAAAATTCAAGGCAGCAATTAAATGCCCATCTACAGATCCATGCCTATTTGGAACAGAATACCTACTATTGCTATTTGCTATATTCGTTCCATTTTTTCTAAACCAAACATCAATATCATGGATTGAATTATTTGTATTTACAAACTGTGCAGAAAACTGCAAATTGTATAAACCAGAATAACTAACATTCAATCGTGAGCTATTAGACAATGATGCTCCAAGACTATAGTCTGTGGTGCTAAATGTCATTGGATAAGCTACTGTAGTACTTGCTGCCGTTTGGTCTGTATCGTCTTGTACTGCTAAATAAGGGTAATACGCTGTAGATGATACATCGTCTGTTGGCATTAACAGAATGACAGAATCTACACCAATACGAGCATCTGTAATGGTTGTAGTAGATGCACCACCTGTTGCTAGAGTTACCGAGCCTGTATTGTTGGTCTTGCCATTCATAATCCCATTGACTACCTCGGCTACTCCACGAGGATCGCTACCAAATGGGGGTAATGCTCTAAACATTATCTAGTTCCTAAAGGGCTTAAATCTATGTCCATTCCGACTGCGGATGTCCAACTACCTGTAGGAGTTAATTGTAGACGATGATAGCGACCAATACCACGCACAGACACTCTATTTTCGCTGTTTGCTGCTGTTTGTGATCCAAATACTGTGGACTCTGTTAAAAGCCTACGAGATAGCAATGCAACGCTTCCAGAGCCATCATCTACGATAGGCTTAACCATTGTAATAGATGAAGTAGAACCAGGCACTTCTATATCTCCTGTTTCTATGTAGGCTGTAGCGTTAGCACCAGAGAATGTAACAATCTTTGCACCATCTACACCAGCTAACTGTAGTTTTCCACCAAGCCAAAGTCGGCTATCAAAGGTTGTAAGGATGGTCTCTAAAGTACCATAAGTGTCCATTCCTTCTAATGTAACCGCAGGAGTAGAGGTGGATGCAATTCTATCTACATGAGTTGTTCCGCTAGTCCAACGCTGGGTCTGATAGTTGTAGATTAACAAACTATCAGGAGTAGAAGAACTATTAGAGGCATATGCCCAAATAATTAATTTTTTGGATGGATCTACAGCAGCCGACATTAGGTACAAAGTACCCTCATCTACATTATCAAAGAAGAATCGGTTTACTTTTTCGTTTCCGATTGGAACTACATTTTGTCCATCACAAGCATAAAATCCATCATCGCCTAAAAAGAACGATGTGCCACCATACTGAATAATGGAGTTAGCCTCATAACATCCTAAATTACGACTAATGTTGTCAAATTGGAATACTAATGGGCTACCAACATAAGACATACGATGTATAGAACGATCCATAAAAACTAGACCAAACTCACCACCTGTAACACCGACCACAGATCCACCATCAGGAATATCTTGGTAATCTGCCTGTGTGGTAGCAGATGTAGTCCAAGATGACTCATCGCCTAATGCTGACCATTGAACCCTGTTTGGATAACTTGATTGCCATCCAGATACTACAAAGTCTCGCACTACAGTTACATATCTTGCTGTTGGCGCATCGGCTGCTAAGTCTGCAAACAATGTAGAACTATTTAAGTTGTATCCCTGTAGTTTTGCTTGTCCGTTAGCACCAATAATGACATTACCAAACTGTGTAAACTTCCAACGCTGATCTGTAGCTGTTGAATAATTGCCTGATTTAGATACATTGTCCAAAGACAAATCGCCAGAATCTAGTTTAAATAACTTTGTAGATCCACCGGCAAATACAGTCGTAGCTCCTGCTGTGGTTTTGCCTGCCACTACATTGTTTAGGTTTTCCGATGCAGCAGCAGAGTAATCTACAACTGTTGGCAATGCGCCATATCCAACAAGTTTAGAGTAAACATTCTCTGCTCGTCTTAGACCATTAGTGATACCTGGCTGATCTGGTGTCCATTCTCCGAATGTGATTCTGCTTATTGCCATTGTGAGTTTCCGCTAGATATTTGTGTCCAAGTAGTCGATGATGCTGATTGTGCTGTCCACGACTCTGATCCTGCTGTCTCTACTGTCCATGTTGTAGTGCTTGCTGATATGCCTGTCCAAGACTCTGATCCTACTGTTTCGTCTGACCAATTATCGCCTAAGACATTACCATTTACTACTACTGAGGCATTTGCTGTAATAACTGCATTAGCAGAGTAAATTGCTCGTGCCTGTGCATCTACATACGCATTGGCAATAATAATGCCTACACCTGCGTACTCAACACCACCAAGTCCTGTTACTGTTGCTGTGGCTGTTATTTCTGCTGTAGATGTTCTGAGCCTAATAGCCTCAGATTCCACAGAAGCATTGCCTGTAATTGTTGCATCACCTGTTCTGACTCGAATACCTGTGCTTGCAACACTTGCTTCTGCATTGACATCAGCAGATCCAGCCAGTATTGCGTTTCCTGTTGCATTAACTGTTGCTGTTCCATTTACCTGTCCTTCGCCTACCAATACTCTAATAGCTTCTGCTATTACTGAGGCATTGGCTGTTATGTCTGCCGATGATGTACGGATAGCAGATCCACTAGCGACTACTATTGCATCTGCGCTTATGTCTGCACTAGCACTTCTTGTTCTTTGTCCTTCTGCGACAACAGATGCCTCTGCTGTAACGATTGCTTCGCCTGTGCGTTGGCGAACACCATCAGCACTTACTGTTGCGTTTGCTGTAATAGATGCAGATGGGAACTTAACACACAGAGTAGTCCATACAGGATCGTCAAAAGAGATATTTAGTTGATCTAGATTCCCCAAGGAATCCATATCCTCTAATCTCCAATCACCGCATACTTCGTCTGTTTCCCAAGTATGATCGAATGAGTATGGTACTTGCTCTAAAGTCCCGAACTGATCTAACTGTTCGAGAGTTAATGCCATTAAGCTAAGGTAACTGAGAGGCTACCAGATGCAATCTTAAAGATGTCTCCTGTATCAATAGCCTTAGATGTTGTTAAAGGTGTGTGATACAAAAGATTGCCAGTAGTCAACGCATCTAAGATTCCGATATGGCTAATTGTTCCCCAAGATGTTGTGGCTTGGTCAAAGGTAATGTCTGCCGTAGTTACGCTTGCACCATTAGAAGGTGCGCCAAAAGTAGCAGATTTACGAGCATAAGATCCACCAGTACATTCTGTGCCTGAATTAGCATCTGTAGGATCGCTTGTATAGAGACCTACATAGACTGTGGTTGGAGAAGTAAAGGTTGTTGCTCGTAGAGTCGCATTAATTAGTGCGTTCTCTAGGTAGTTTGACATTTCAGCCATGTTTTTTCCTTATCGTGAAGTAACTCTCATTTGTAATGGAACACCAGAATAATCACCATTCTGATCTGCATTGGATATGTTTGTTATTGCTCTGTCATACAGGCTTACCCATGTCTGACTTCTAGCATCGTTTATTAGATATGGCTCTGCCTCTAAAAGAGATGCGTAGAGGAGAGCATCTGGATAATTAGCAAGAAATACATTGCTTGCATTACCAGTAGACAATACAGTAGGTTTAGCATAGTAAAGTATCTCCAATGTATAGGCTGTGTCTGGCTTTGGTGCTAATACAAATTCTGACTTAATAATTGTGTATGTTGTAGGTCTGCCAACTTCATCTGCCGGTGCATCTCTACTAAAAGCACTAGGAGACATATAGGTTAATGGTGTTCTTGGCGATCCTTGTACATTTAAGTCTCGTACCTCTAGAAAGTCTGTTGGCAACGCTACCTTTGCATCATTACCTACTGTTGGTGCAGTAGCAGATTGCAGCATCTGCCTAGTGCGCAATTCTCTTGCCATACGCATTTCTGCAAAACTAATAAAGTCTGGAATGACCGATGTTAAGTCAGACCTACCTAAGTAGTTTGCTACCGATGTTTTTAGATCGGAATAGTTGGTATAAGCCATATATCTCTCTTAATCTTTTGGTATTTCGACATTGTGCCATCCATAGACATACTGACCAATATGCTTAATTCCTTTTGATAAATCATGGTCTACCCAAGTGTCTATGCCTGAGTCTCTTGCCTTGATGCAGAAGTAAATATCTTCACCAAGCAACTTATTATTCTTTAACTGCTCAAAGTAAAAGTATGGCTTTTCTAGCTTCTCAAAGATGCTTGTCTTTATCAACATTATCCCACAGCCAATACCATCTACTACTTCGATTCCTTCTTTTGCATTTGAGTAAACAGGCAAAAAGATGACTGATCCATCCTCGTTGATCTGTATGTTCCTAGCTGTAGGAGATACAGGCTCTGCTCGTGTTGTCGCATTTACTCCAATGATCTCTTTTTTATGAGATAGTAGGATCTTTAAGGTGTCTTTTGGAAACCTCATATCTGCATCGATAAAAAGCATATAGTCTGCTTTTATATCTATTGCGCTTTGCACCAGGCTATTTCTCTGATCGAATATCAGAGTTCCTTGTGCTGTAAATAAATCTATATCGTAATCCGTTGTCTTTACTGTGTAGGTAAGCATTGCCATCATATCAAAGGCTGTTGCTACCTCCATCTGACCCCTTGCAGGGATACAAACCGCTATTCTCATACCTGACCCCCTCTAGTTCTAAATACCTTGTTATCAGGGTTATTTAGCCACTTCTTGAGGGCTTTTTGATCGGTAATGTGATAGCCTCGCATAATACCCATTTCATTTAGAGTCTCAATAATCTCTAGTGGTAATGATGCTATCTTATTCTTTGGATCGTAGAGATCATCTCCCCATCCTGTTTTTTCGCTACGCTGATTGTATTGAGCCTGTGTATGGTCAATAAAATCCGTTAAGTCTGTTTCTGTCTTAATAATAAGACCGCCTTCGCCATCTGCGTAGGCTGTTTTTACTACTCCGTTTACTACACCTAAATTACCTCGTTTACCGAGTTCTGACATAAAGACTCCTAGAAAGGGGGCAGGTTTTGCCCACCCCCTATTCTACATCTTATCTAGATTTTATCAAGACAAGTCAAACACACCGCCATGAGCAGCTTCGTTACGAACTTCCAATGTCAACTCAGCCAAGATTTGTTTCTTGTCAGCATCGCCAACTTTAGCGATGTCGTTGGTTTGGAATGGGCGCAAATAAGCCAATGCTGCATACTCAGGATCAAGGATCAGAGCATCACGAGTACGCATAAAGCGATTAGGAACGATCTGCAATACACCAAAGTCTGACTGATATAAATCAGCACCAGACAGGATTGTTGCTTGACCATTTGTAGGCACTTGATAACGCTGTGCTGCCAAACCTGTGAAGCCTGATACTACTTGCTTCTGTGCAGGGCTAACAAACAAAGCCGATGGTGTGCCACCGCTTTCAAATACTTCACGAACTACAGTCTTTAACAAAGTCTCTGTGAAAGAACGAGTTGTACCATCTGTACGAGTAGAAACACCAATGGTTGTTGGATCTACACCAGTTACGGATGTGCCGTTTACAGAAGTATTGGTCTTGATGTAAGACAAGAGTGAACCCATCTTACGAGCATTACCAGTTGATGCTGCTGTTTGACCTTGATTAGCTGTGATGATTGTCTCAATATCACGCTTGATCTCAGACGAGGCTTTAGCCAATTGGTATGCCATTTCAGACTTACGACCAGCAAGGTCAGAAGCCAAGAGAGTGCCAGAAACCATAACAGTCTTACCAACGATCTGGGTATAGTTACCGAGACGAGTTGTTGGGGTGATAGAGGCTTCTGTTGCGCTTGCACCTTCAACTAATGCGTTGCCGGTGGTAGCTGATGCGAGTGCATCTGTTTGCCACTCATGGTAAACCGAGGTAGCCTTGGTTTTGCCAATGGATGACATGATTGGGGTGTCGGTTGGGCTGATGTTATAGATAACATCTGTTAAGTCCTCACGAGCACCAATAGCTGTGTGGCGATCATATGCTGCCATAATAAATTTCCTTTATAAGAATCGTTCAAATAACTTGACTGCATCCTTCTTGTTACCAGTTTGTCGGAGGCGAGCCATCTCTTTTTTGTTTGTTTCCATCTCAGAGCTTTGAGGGTTGGAAGTGCCAGGTCTGATAGTCTTTGGCGCATTGGCTACTTTCTTTGTAGCAGCACCTTTATTTGCCATTAACTTCTCATACTGCATTGCTTTGTAAAGTGTTTGTACAGCACGACTGTCATAGACTTGAGACAACTCTTGGTCAGAGAAACCAATAGATTTAGCATAGTTCCGTATATCCCTACGGACTACTTCTGCCTTAACCTCATCCTTAAACTCAGGGATGGCTTCTACTAACTTCTGTTGCTCTGCTTGGATATGCTTTTGTAGAAGTGCTTGTTGGTGAGTCTGCTGTTCTTGTTGAACACGCTGTCTCTCCATCTGCACCGCTTGTAATTGCTTATCCTTCTCAACTTTCTCTGCCATTGCAACTGCGTAAGCAATAGGATCTTCTGACTTTAATGCCGACAGATCTTCGTTCCCATTTTGCTGTTGTAGCAATTGTTCAATGACTTGGAGTCGTTGAGCATAAGTCTCACGAGTCTTTGCTGCTTCCTCAATCTTTATTCTCTCCGCTTCTACAGCCTTGCGTTGCTCTGCTAAAGATTGGGTCTTTTTCTGATAATCCGCAGTCCTACTGTAGCCATTTAAAAGTTCATCAAGGCTAACCTCCAACTCCTCACCATTAGCTTTCACTCGGTATTTGGGAGATTCCTCTATAGCTTCTTCTTGACTCTCAGCTTCTTCCGCACTTACATCTTGCTCCTCGAACTCAGGTTCAGCAGATAATTCTTCTGCTTGTTCCTCTACACTAGCTTCTGGTTGGGCTTTCGCCTCCTCAGCTTGTGGTTCAAGAAAAGACATAAAAGCGTTAGCTGCACCACTAACAGAATTGTCTACACTCCCTTGTGGGTTGGTGTTTTCACTCATTTTCTCACCTTACAGGTTGTTAAAAAAACTTAATCCTCTTTTTCTCGATTTCGCCATCGTGTGCGATTGATCGGATAGAGGCTTCAAAATCTTCTATGGCTCGAAGTTTGACTAGGGCTTTTTCTCTGCCCTCTACATCATCCTCGTTAGAGCCAAATATATATGATTTATATACTTCCTTTTGAGTCTCTAATAACTCAATAAAGAACTCGTCTTGTAGTAGGGTAACTGCCCTATCTATTTTGTTCATCCAGGTATCCTGACATCACCAGTTAATTTAGCACCAACTTGGGCTGCTTTCAACTGAGCCTCTGCTTGGAACTCTGCTGTCTTGAGTTCTAGGTTAGCTGCTGCCTTCTCTCTTTCGAGTTGGATAGAGGCTTGTGCTTTTGCTTTAGCGATTTCAATGTCGTTTAATGCCTTGGCACGATCTACTTCGATCTGTGCTTGTGTCTGTGCCATTAGCGCATCCATCGCTGGATTAGGCATCGGCTGTTGTGGCTGTGGCTGAGATAGTTGTTGGTCTAGCTCTGGTGGAATCTCTTTAAAGAACTCCATCGAGTCTTTGTATCCTGCTGCCTCAATAAACTTACCGAGTGTATTGCGATACTGACCAACAGTTACTAACGGATTAGCAAAGCCTTGGGTTGACAAGATTTGCTCTTGTTTCTGCATGACCATTGCTGCCATTGCCATCTTCTGATCTTGGCTACCTGTTCCTAGACCAACATTGACTGTTACATCGTAGTTGTTCTTCCACTCTCTAGGATCAATCGAGACATACTTGCCTCTAAGTCGGATGACTCTTGGCTTGTCCTGATACTTTAGGAGTAGATGGAAAATGCCACTAAATAAGTCTTTTACACCTGTATCGGCAAAGATTCTAGCAATCATCTCTATACGACCAGAGCCTGCTTGTTGCATCGCTGCAATCGCTGTTGCTGTGGTGTTTTGTAGAATGTTAGGATCTAATCCCTGACTTGTCTGCGTAACACCTGAACGCTTCTGCAATACCTGATCCATGTAATCCAACATGGGGAAAGATTGCGATGCTGTTGGTGGTACAGATAAAGGCTGAACTGCACCTTGAGACTTAATACGCACTACACCACCAGGCGCAGAGGTTAATAAATCGTCTAGGTTTACTTGTCCATCTAGTGCAGTAACCCTAGGCATATTGGTCAAATATAGATTGTCTAGGATCTGGCGAGTAATTGTAGACTTAATAAGTTGGATGTCCATTGCTCTGTCTGCCAAGCTCTGACCAAAGAACTTGTGTGGCATAGGAATAGGACAAATACTAGCAAAGGGAATGTGATCTGCTTCTTCGTTATCTATGATCTGATCGCCTGCGTAGGTTACTTTACGCAACTCAGCGATACCATCACCATCAAAGTCTGTACGGATATAGCACTCAAACACTTCTACTTCTTGCATCGTAAAGTCTAATGTCTGTGTCTCGTCTGGCATCTCGCCCTGACTAAACCTTGCTACTCTCTCAGGAGTGTAGGTAAGGTCATTGTAAGAAGGCATCTTGTCTACTTCATCTTTAGGATAGCCAAGTGCAATTAAGTCGCTTCTTGTCTTAACTGTGCGATGTGCTACAAAACGAGCATTTTTGATTGACTTGTCTCGCTTGGCAATCAAGAACTCCTCTGGAGGTACATTCTCTACACAAACACGACCTACTTCTTTTTTCTTACGAATAACGACATTGTAGGAAAGGATTGGCATACCAATAGGGTCTATACCTACTTCCTCTGTGTCTTGGCTGATTAATTCCATCTCGCCATCAGCAAACAGAAGTGTTAGTTCTTCTGCGTTTAATCCCTTGTATTCTTCTTTGGTTGGTTCTTCTGCTTCTTCCCACCAATACTTAACAATTCCATTCTTTTGTAGAAGTGCATCTTTCATCCAGTTATGTAGGATGATGACACCATCGTTATCGTTAAAGAACACATAGTTTGTAAGTTCTGTAGCTTGCTTGGCTAGTTCTTCGTCTCCAGGCATCCTTGGCTCAAAGCGACCCAATTCGTCTGATCCGGCAAAGATACGCATCAACTGAGGTAAAGCACCATCGACTACTTCGGCTACTTCGCCTGTAACAATCCTACTACGACCTTCTACTTCATTACCATAGTCGTAACGATTGTAGTAGTTGATTGCCTTGGTTCTTTGCTCGACTGTCTCAGTCTCTACATAGCCAATAGAATCCTCTATCTCCGCTTCGAGAATGACTTTTAATTTTTGCTCATCCATTTATACGATCCATGAAGTTTTAACTGTTATTGGCTGATCCCAAGTATTGTTCTGTTCCATACCTACTGCTAAATACCTAAAGGCATCGCTTCCATGACTTGCCCAATCATGCAAAGGTTTAGCAAAGAATACATTTTGTTTCTCGTTAAACTCTCGCCTATAGTTTCTTAGGCAATCTAGCCCTTGCTTTATGTGTGGCATATTAAACCAACATCTCGGTAATAGTCTGCGAACAGCCTGTATGCCATCGTCTACAGAAAGTCTTGGCAGAACCCTGACATCTAGTCCTGATTCTCTCAACACTTCCAATCTACTTTTGCCTGTTCCTAGTTCTCTTACTTCTACATCGTGTGGTAGGAGTTGCTCTGCTTTCTCCCACTTGTTATCTTTTAGCCAGTTGACATACCAATCTAGTCCTTGACCATGATTCTCTACATAATCTAAAAGTCTGACTTCTTGTCCTGTTGCTTGTGCGACCCATAGCGCAGTCGAATCACCAATACCCAAATCCCAAGCCACATAAGTCCTACAGAGATCATCTCTTGTAATCTCGCAAAGCCTACCTTTTTCTTCCAACTCATTAATCAGTTTTCCGTAATAGCTTCCCTCCACAGCAGCAGAGAATGAACACTCGAACTCCTGATTGTACTTATCCTCGCCCATCTCCTTCTTGGCAGCCCATAACTCTTTCTCATCTAATAGTTTGGTTTCGCTTGCCTTGAACTGTAGAGCAGCCCATCCTTCTTCTTTACTAGCCCTGTCAAACAGTTCCTTGAAGTGGTTATTGCCCTTCGGAGTGCCAATAAATAAACACGACCCTTTTCTATCTGCAAGAGCCGGTCTTAGGATCTCGTTCCATATTTTTGGGTTTTGATCCCCTATCTCATCTAAAATAGCAAAATCAAAATATTGACCCCTGAGTGAGTCTGGGTTATCCGATCCGTAAAGTTGGATTCTTCTTCCGTAAAAATCTACTCTTAATTCCGCAATATTAACTGTTGCCTCTAGCGGTCTTACAAATTCTAAAAGGTAATCCCAAGCTACTCTCTTTGCCTGGCTATATGTCGGTGCGATATACGCATACCTAGGGTTAGGCTTGTCGTTCTCCATTGCTGCTTTGATTAGTGCGTTCAGAGCCTGTACTGTCTTACCCATCCTACGATGTGCTACTACGACAACAAAACGATTGTTGTCTAATGCCTCGTGTATCTGTAATTGAGGTTCTCTAGGCTTGTAGGGGATGACTACTCTTTTTACTTCGTCATCTGCGTACTCTACTTCTCCCAAGCGACCACCATCTTAAATATCTCGCCATCTGAGCCAGTAATATTGTTCTCGATTGGCAGTAGTCTGCCGTATATCTTATAGAACTCGCCTTGGTTCTTAGAGTCTGACTTAGCCCAATTGACCATGCCTTCTACTCCACCTAAGTCCTCGAAAGCACGAATAATGTTTTCTTTTGCCG